GAGTTACCGGACTCTTGCATATGTTGTATCATTACTTCCTCGGCAATCTTATATTTTTCCATTGCCTTAGCCATCATGAGTAAGTAGATAACTCTACTTGATTTCATTAGTTTTAATGAAACTCTAGTCGATCTAACAAAGTAAAATGTTTGGCATGTGACATATCCAAATACAAAAACTAGCAAATAAAGCCACCAAGGATCCATATTGCCTCCACAAAAAAATAACCACTAGTAGTAATACTAATGGTTATTATAATGACTCACAACAGTCTTGTCAACTATTTTGATGTTAATCTATTTAAAATTCTCTCTGCGAGTTGTTCGACCATTTGCTCCTTGTCGTGTTTGTCTTGTAAGCGAGCAGCAACACGGCGAGCAACTTCGTTAACGATATCTTCTTCTCTCATCGGTGCTGGTTGATCTCCACCGCCCATTCCTCTCATTCCGGCTGGGTCGTCATCCATATCCATATCCATGTCCATATCCATGTCATCGTCTTCATCATCCATGTCAACTTCAACATCATCACCTAAGACTTGCTCAAGTGCATCTTCCAAGGCACCCATAAAGTCATCGATAGACACCATCTTGGAGTCTCCACCGCCGGCGGGTGCATCCATGTCCATGTCCATCTTCATATCCATATCATCAGCTGCATCATCGTCCATGTCCATGGCATCCATATCCATTTCTTCTTCCATAGACTTTCCGCCTCTCATGCCCATGCCGGGAGGATCATCATCATCGTCGTCATCACCCTCTCTCATAGGGCGACCCATGCCGGGTGGATCATCGTCTTCATCGTCATCGCCCTCTCTCATGGGGCGACCCATGCCGGGAGGATCATCGTCATCACTGTCGTCGTCCTCTTCCCTCATGGGCTTCTTCTTTTTCTGATCGCGATCTTCACCCTCTTCAAGATCTTCGTCGGTGCCATAAATCTCAGCGATTCTGTCGGCACCAAGCGGGGTAAGTTCCGCGAGTTTCATAAAGCTACGAAGTTCAGCTTCAGTTAAAAGTGTTTTGCGAGCCATTTTAGTTCTCCTTTAAAATTAGTAAATATACAATTTTGGCATCAAAATAAGTCAGTAATAAATAGTGTTGTATTTTACAAAAACTAATAAAATTACCAATCTATATTAAACTTGCGGATCCTCGATAGTGCTTTTTGTTCTATTTGTTTAACTCTAGCGAAGGATATACCAAGCCTTTCCCCTACCTCTCTCAAGGTCATGGAATCGTTTTCATTAATAGATATCAATGAACAATTTTTTTCGTCTGGATAATCAATCCATAGCCTGCATTCTGTACAAGGGCATTCAGTTTCTAACTCAATGCATTTTCTTGAGCATGCTCTTAGACCATCATAGTTCTTCATAGCTCGGGATGCTCCTGAGCAATCATATCGAATATATCTTCAATCTGATCTTGTGAGAAGCCGCTCGATGACATAAGTTCCTGTCCGCTCTTGCGGAGTTTATTAGATTTCACTTTTCTTTCTTTTGATTGTTCTTTAACCTCATCAAAATAGCTAACAATTCTTTCATCTTGCTCGATATACCCTGTTATCAGACTTCTAAAAAATTGTGATTGTTTCATGCCATCGGTTCGTAATCTTACCAACAACTGAGCATGGCGGTGATCTGTGTCGGTAAAAACAATTCTCTTATCATTTTTACCATACTTTATATCATCACTCACCACTGCCTCCCCAAGATATGTGTTCTACTTTCGCCCATGCCGGCCGGAGTCTGCTTTAAAATTTTTGCTTTTGATTGAAATTCTTCAAGTGTTCTGGCACCACTGTACGAAAAGCCAGATCTGATTCCTCTTTCTAAGTCTTCGAGAATCTTAACAACAGATCCACGATAAGGCACTCTGGCAGATACACCTTCATAAGAAGAATAATTACCTCGCCAATTTACTTGTGCCTCCTTGCTTGCCATCCCTCTGTATGTTTTCCATCGAGAGCCGTTGGTGTCTTCCATCACCTTGCCGGGTGATTCGTCAGTGCCGGCCAATAAAGAGCCACACATTACCACATCGGCACCGCATGCAAATGCCTTGACCATATCTCCAGAGTTTCTGATGCCACCGTCCGCCACGATTGTGACTTTTCTGTCTGTTCTGGCACAATCAATAATTGTTTGCAGTCCCGGGACACCGTGACCAGTTTGAACTCTGGTGGAACAAATTGAGCCTCCACCAATATTACATCGAACGGAGTCAGCACCCCAGTCAGCTAAATCGTTTATGCCATCGATTGTTGCAACATTGCCAGCCATGATATGTACATCATCACCTACAGCACCCCTAAGACTAGCCAATGCCTCCTCCATTAGTATGTGGTGACCATGAGCCACATCGACACACAAAAAGGTGACACCTGACTGCAGTAATGTTTTTGCTCTTTCTATAAAATCACCGGAGATCCCTACTGCCCCACCAATATTAATTGGGCCGCGGCCTTTTTGATTGGAAACTTCTTGAGCCAATGACACCATACGAGATTGCATTTCAATGCCGTTATATCTGTGAATAATCGCTGCACCACCTGCACTGCCGAGACTGATTGCCATGGCAGATTCTGAGATGGTATCCATGGGCGATGCAACAATTGGTAGCCTCAACACTAAACCATTTCCAAGGTCAGTGGTAGTTGACACTTCGGTCCTGCTTCTTATGTCAGAATACTGGGGTACTAATAACACATCGTCATATGAGAGTGCTTCATTTAATTTCGGCCATGTCATCTGCTATTCTCCTTAATAAATTTGCGGATATCAGAGACACGATACCAAGTTTTTTCATTAGGATTAGTTGGGTCGTCTAAAATCTTAATCTTTGGCTTCTCATCTCCAACAAATGTCCTGACCATCGATATAGTAGGAACACCGTTAAACATTAATTGCTTTTCGATCTCAGGCATATTGTCCACATTAAAAGCAAAGAAGTGATAATCCTGATAGTCTTCATGATCGGACAGTTCCTCGTAATAGTCTTTTAGGTTGTGGCACAAATGACAGCCATTGGAGTAGAACTTGACTACACAAGTTGCATCCTCTTTTACTTCGCCGTCAAGTATCTTTTTCAGTGATGTCGGCGATAGTCTTTTCACACTCATCGATTACCTCCCTTGTTTTACCGATGCAGTCAGGACAAAAGAGCCTGACAACCTCTTGCTTGACAAGAACACTCCAAGACTGAACCATTTCCTTATTTTTCTTATCAAACTCTTTATCACATGCACTACATGATTGAGGCAGTTTACCAAACAAAGAGACTTGGTTAGACATTTTAACTTGTGCCTTTTCACCAAGTTGTTTCTTCATGGCTCTTCTTTGTTGGCGATTCACTTTTTAGTCTTCCCCTTCTTCTGATGTTTCTGAGACTTCCTGTAAGTTGGTGATGCGGCTTCAAGATACTCTTCAGTAATCACCTGCTCCTCCTCACTTTGTTCTTCTGGCTGCTCGTCATCCTCCTCATCATCAACAGCGGCAGAATCAATAATGTCCTGCTTATATCCCCTCAAAGTAAGCAGAGCACCCTCATACTGAGCCAACTTCATGCTAAGCTGAGCTACTTTATCTACATCACCTTCTTCTTGATCTCGTCTATATATGTCCTTAATCATACCATAGGTTTCAATCACAAACGATTGAAGTCTAAGTATAGATGCATTCAAACCTTCTTCAGTCATAATAATCTCCTATCTGTTAATACCTTCGACTCTCCAAAGCTCCCCCTTACCATCAAATACGATTACGGCAGAAGGGAACGGTGCAGGATTTTCACTGTCACCGAACTTAAGCCTTCCTTTCACAAAATGAATTTCGGAAGCCTTCATTACATAGTCATGCCAATACTTTGTATCGGTCCGTGCTGGAATCAGCATTACCACCTTGGTATCGGGCTTCTGTGATTCCTCATAAGCCTTTTTAATCCACTTATCAATGCCGCGGCCATATGGCGGATTCACAAAACAGTGAAATCCTTCCCAATCCTTCGACAGACCATCTTCAGCCTCAGTAAAGAAGTTCATACACTTTGCATTACTGGGGTTGGCACACGGATCTAAATCAAAGGGGCCAAATCGCCAATCAAGCTTTAGAAAGAAATCTTGTGGTGTTGCCCAGTTGCCTGTTTTTGAACTAAACATTACTACTTGTGTATTTTTATCCATCTGTATTATCCTCATTAGCTTCAAAAAGTGCAGTCCAAGCCGCATACTTATCAGAAACAGACTTTCGACCGGTACCCGGGCCTCGCTTCTTCAAGTATAATTTCAGGTCATTGGAGCTAATTCTTTTGTAAGCACCTTTGGACACAGCAGCAAAAGTCCCGGGATTATCTTTTTGGAAATTATTTATATCTTGCACAATCCCGGCTGCCATTCGTTGAGTAGTACTAAAGCCGCTTCGGCAGTCTCTTTGAACATCTGAACCATACCTTGCTGGTGTTTTTCTACCAACCATATCCACAAACCATTCTTTAAATTCTGCTCCACATTCATTGTTAGCCCTAAGAGCAGGATATGCCGAAAGCATTTGGCACAAGGACAACAAAATGGATCCGGGTAGGTGCCTGTCTTTACCGAGTGGATTGTCGCAACTCATGATAAGTTCTTTTGCTTCTTTCAAAACTTCAAGATCATCAACTGTGTTGCAACACCGCTTTAAATCGCTGTATTTAATTTCTTGCCCGTCTGGTGGACCGACAGTACCTCGTGTTTCTCCGCTACAATAAATCTTAAGACCTGCATAATCCAAAGCATTCTTGTGATTCATTTCCTTTGGTTCATTGGCATGAACATTGTGTACAAATACCTGCTCTGCAGTAATGGCAGTTTTAGAAGTTTTGTTAGTCGCAACGAATAACTTATGAATATCCTCTTCTCCGTCAACCTCAATAACCTGAACCGGCATTGTTTCTGCATCAGGGTATGCTAAGCAAAACAAATGCTTTGAATGATCGCCATCAAAAATGTATACTTCATCGGTGCCGCGGATTCTAGCAGCACGAGGAGGCTGCCATAAATTTCCATCAAATCCACCGCGAGACTTGGTAATCTTTTTAAGATTTTTCAATTCTGTATCACGGTTAATCAAGGATCTGGTACTGACAGGCAAATCCTCAATCCTTGAACTAAAGTCTTTTGCATTCAATGGTGCATCAACAATCATATCAAACTTTAGTTCAACATCACAATGAGATGTTTGCTCTCTATCTACTGTAATATAATTACTCATCTGTACTCCCCAAGGCTCCATCGCCTCTATCGCTAATAGTAATCGGACTTCGGTACAAATCACCCGATGTGCTTTGCACAGCCCGAAAATTTACAACTGGCAACATCACAACTTGTGCGATCTTGTCACCTGATTCTAAAAATTGTGGACTCTTTCCAACATTATGCAAGTTAATGAAAACTTCTCCATCATATCCAGAATCAATAACACAAGCACCTACCAGTAAGGACCGCTTAGAGGCTACAGAACTTCGATTCTTAACCTCCAACATATACCCGTGTGGAATGCCAAATCGCAATCCTGTGGGGATAATGCGACTTTCACCGGGATTTACTGAGACTGCTTGCCCCTTAAGCAGGGGTGAATAAAAAACATCTAGTCCAGCATCCGAAGGATTTGCTCTTTGTGGGTCATGTGCATCAGGACGGGTCCGTGCATATTCAATGATCACTTGTGCCCCCACTAAACATGTTGAAGTTATCAACAACCTCATCGATGTCCACATTATCCTTAAACAATCGATAAGCCTTTACTGCTGCACGGATTTCATCAGTGTTAAGCCATCCGTTTTCTCTGAACTCTGCTCGCAGTTCTCGCTTTTGCTCCTTGTATGGT